GAATTGCTCATCCTCGTACCTCGAAGACTCGGCGACCTCAGTCGCTGTCATTTCAAAAACTTCCAGATCCGGCAGCGCATGCGGATCAGATTCGCGCTCAGGGTTGCTATAGGCTTGTGGCATGGATTTCCCCTTTCGTTGATGGTTTCCCCTGCACCAGTACCTATGCATCGGACGTGCCAGAAGCTAACTCGTTGATTCGCCTAAAGAGCGAAATCAGCACTTGCCGAAATGTGACGTTCAGCGTCAGAATGTGACGGCGTAAAACGTCACTACCCAGCGCGAAGGTCAAGCGCTCAAGCAAGAATGACCATCCGGGCCCTAAGCCAAGCCGGCGAACACTCGAAACTGCGGCGAGCCGCCAAAAGCGACCGCGAAACGGAACCGCAGAGAAGCAAAAATCGGCCGACAGGCTGAGGTTCTACCTTGTGAGGGAAAAGATTCATGGTCTACAATCCCTCCATGTCTGAGGCTACGGAACTCGTAATACCTACGTTAGCGGATACTGACCCATCCCGCTTTGTCCGCAAGTCAAATAACAGCGGCTTCCAACTCGGGAACACTTACGGAAAAGGTCGACCTCAAGGTAGTCGAAACAAATTGGAGGAGGCATTCCTATACGGCCTGCAGGATGATTTCAGGCGCTACGGTCCCTCCGCCATCGTCAAATGCCGTAAGAAGGACCCAGTCGCCTACTGCAAGATGATCGCCTCACTGATGCCTAAGTCATTGAATCTTACGGCAAAGGTGGAGAAGCTTGCAAACGAGTTGACAGAGGATGACCTCGTGGCCATGGTCATAGACCTCGATCCCGAACCCCTCCCCCCTAGCAATGGCGATTGAGCTGTGACTCCGTTTGGAGCCGACCAATCCGCCCCTCCCGAGAATCCGGCGGGAAATTCTGTAGGTACCCCCCCGTTGCCTGTGTTGTATAAAACAGACAATGGAGGGGGGTCGGCAAAAATATTTGGGAAATTATCTGCTGAAGAAGCGGAGGCTATATTTGCGCGTGCTCTGGCGTTGAGGTTTGTGCCGCAGCCGGAGTTGAGGAAGCGGGATGTTGGATGCTTGATGATTGGGCGGCAGTTGTCGGCGAGGTATTTGCGTTATTTCATTAGGTGGGTGAGGCCGGGGTATATTTTTGCGGGCCATCATGAGGAGATTATTCGCGAGTGCGAGATGCTCGAGCGGGGGGAGAACCTACGTCTTGTTGTGTCTGCGCCGCCTCGGTCCGGTAAGAGCCTGCTTACTTCGATTCTTGCTCCGGCGTGGGTACTGGGTCGTCACCCCGAATGGGACATCGTGGTGGCTTCCTACGGAGCGGAGTTGTCCACCACCTTCGGGCGGCAGTTCCGACACTTGCTGCATGACCCGAGTTACAAGGAGATTTTTCCGGAGGTGGAGTTAGATGAATCGAGTCAATCGGTCGAGAATATGCGCACGCTTGCCGGAGGGGGCGGCCTGTTTTTAGGAAAAGGGGGACCGCTTACAGGCCGCGGGGTCCATTGGGGTGTGGTTGATGATTCGATCAAAGACGCTACTGAGGCCTCAAGCGGCATCGTCAAGCAGGCTTTGGTGGAGTGGTTCAAGTCGGTTTTCCTATCTCGGCAGGCTCCGCAAGCGCGAATCTGCATTACTGCTACCCGCTGGGCGCTGGATGACCTCACAGGAACCGTTCTTCGAGAAGCGGAGGAAGGCGGGGAAGCCTACCGTCACCTCCACTTCAAGGCGATCAACGAAAAGGGGGAAGCGCTCTGGCCGGAGCGCTACCCGCTAGAAGATGTTGAGCGGATCAGGATCTCGGTGGGGCCGAAGGTATGGCGCTGCCTCTACCTTAACGACCCGGTTGGGGAAGGGGGCGGTTTCTTTCGTTCCGAGTGGCTGGAGTGGAAGTACACGCCGATCGACATTCCGAGGGGCGCCCGTTATGTGGCGTCCTCCGATTTCGCTCTATCGGCGGGAGCGGGGGATTACACCGTTCATGCGATCGTGGCTGTTGTTCAGAACGCGCAAGGGGCGGATGAATACTACGTCGTCGAGGTCTGGCGGAAGCAAGCGCCGATCGAGGAATCGGTCTCCGCCTTGTGTGCGCTCCTGCAGCGCTATCGCGGGGTGGAAGCCTACCTGATCGAGCACGACAACATCATTCAGGCGTCGAGCCCCTATATCCGCGAGAAGATGCACGCCTCTGGCGTCCATCCCCGCTTCTGTAAGCTCTCCCGCGTCGGGAACAAGGAAGCGAAGGCGGGACCGCTTCAGGGAGCCTTGGAAGCCGGCCGTGTCTTTCTTCCTGCGGAGGCGCCCTGGCTCGATACGCTCGAGCAGGAGTTCGTCCACTTCCCCGATGGTCTCCATGACGACATCGTCGACGCGCTCGCGAATGTCTTGCGCGGCGTGGTGGGCGGACAGGTAAAGAGCCGCGGCGATAACGTCGTTCCGTTCAGGCGTCCTTACGATCCGACGAAGCCCTTTGGCGGGCACGTTTGCTTGGCGGAACTCTGGCAGACGGCGCGGAGAGAGCGCGATAGGAGAATCTAGGATGCCTGATCCGTTCATGCATTTCGTCCCGCAGTAAAGGAAAAAAATGGCTACGGGTCAGTATCCGGTCAACGTTGCTGCCGACGATACGGCATACGCCGGCACCGCGGAAACCTACGCCGATTTCGGCTCGGGCTCGGTCGGAAAATGTGCCTACTGGAAGGCCGAGATCCGCGCCTTCGATAAAGACGAGCAAACAAAAGAATGGCGCAAGCGCGGGACACAGGTTGTTGACCGCTACCGTGACAAGCGCGTGGGGATTTCCGGTTACGCCGACGATCGGACCAAAAAATACAACATGCTGTGGTCGATCGTGAACACGACCATGCCCGCGGTCTATTCGCGCCCGCCGACTCCCATCGTCATGCGCCGCTTCACCGACCCGGATCAGGTGGCGCGCGTCGCTTCGATCATCCTCGAACGCGTCCTCGATTTTCAACTCTGCTTTCAGTCCGACTTTCACCCCTCCATCAAGCATGCTTTACAGGACCGGCTTCTTCCCGGCATGGGAGTCGTATGGGTGAGATACCAGAAGGCGCAGGAGTCGCCCACCGGCACGATCGACGACGACTATTACGCCAAACTCTCGGGTGAATTAGCCGCGGTCGACTACGTCTATTGGGAAGATTTCGGCTGGGTCTCGAGCCGGACGTGGGAGGAAGTCCCCGCGCTGTGGCGGATCGTCTACATGACCCGCGATGAACTCTGCGCCCGCTTTGGCGACGACATCGGCGAGAGAGTTCCGCTCGACTACACGCCCGCCCGTCATCCGGACGCGAATCAATCGACCCGTGAGACCGACGAGCCGAAGTCGGAAGTGTTCAAGCAGGCGAAGATTTACGAGGTGTGGGACAAGCGCACGTCCACCGTATGCTGGCTTTCCATGCGCATGGCGGATTTGCTCGACGAAAAAGACGATCCGATGGGATTCCCCGGCTTCTTTCCCTGCCCGAAGCCTCTGTTTGCGACGAACACGACGGGGAATCTGATTCCGCAGCCCGATTACTGCATGTACCAGGATCAGGCGCGGGAAATCGACGCGATTACCAATCGGCTCGATTACCTGATCCAGGCCTGCAAGGTCGTCGGCGTCTACGACCAGAGCCAGGAAGGCATCCAGCGGATATTCACCGAGGGGCTCGAGAACCAACTCATTCCGATCGACACCTGGGCGGCCTTCGCCGACAAGGGCGGAATCAAGGGCTCTATCGACTGGGTCCCGCTCGACACCGTTATTGAAGTGATTCAGCAACTCTATCAGGCGCGGCAGCAGATGATTCAGGACATTTACCAGATCACCGGGATTTCCGACATCGTCCGGGGTGCCTCGAACCCCCATGAGACCCTCGGCGCGCAGCAGATCAAGACGCAGTTCACCTCTGTCCGCCTCGACGCGCAGAAGCAGGAACTCGCCCGCTTCGTTACCGATGTGCTGAAGCTGATGGGGCACGTCGCGGTCCGGTTCTTCGATATACACACGCTGATCGCGCAGTCCGCGATCATGCAATCGCCTGATGGACAGAAGGCGATCAAGGAAGCGCAGGCAGCAATGGCGCAGCGCATGATGGCGCCCCCCACTTCTCCGGGCGTCCCCATGTCTCTCCCCGGAGCTGGTCCCTCCGCGCCGCCACCGGGAGCCCAACCCCTTCCCGGCGGCATGCTGCCTGCGCCCCCTTCGGCCGGAATGCCCGCGCCCCCGGCGCCGAACGTCGTTCCGTGGCCCGCGCCCCTCGCCACTTCGACGCAGAACATCGTCCAACAGGCGATTCAGCTCTTGCGCGCCGGACAGTTGGCCGACTACCGCATCGAAATAGCCTCCGACAGCCTGATCGAGCCGGACTTGGACGCCCAGCGGGACGCGACCAACGCTTTTATTACCGGCGTTACCCAGTTCTTGCAGCAGGCGATTCCCGCGGTCGAAGCGAATCCTCAAATCGCGCCGATCGCGCAGTCGCTTCTGATGTTCGGAATCCGCAATTTCCGCGTTGGCCGCGATATCGAGGGCGTCATCGAGTCCGCTTTCGAGCAGATGCGCGCGAATCCCCCTCCGCCGAAGCCCGATCCGAAGGTCATGCAGATTCAGGCGCAACAGCAATCCGACGCGCAGGACCGCCAAGCGGAGATGCAGCTACGGATGGCCGAAATTCAGGGCGAGATGCAGCGCAATCAGGAAGAAGCGGCGAACGAGCGGCTGAAGATGCAAGGGGAACTCGAAGCCTTCCGCGAAAAGACCATGGCGGAGGTTCAGGCGATTCTGATTCAGGCGAACGTGAAGCAGGAATCGACCCGGCAGAAGATGGTCATGGATGCGGAAAGCCAGGCGGCGCAGCAGCGGAGCGATGTTCTCAAGGGCGCGCAGGACATGGCGATCAGCGAGCAGCAGCACCAGCAGGGAATGCGCCATCAGGCCGAAAGCAACGCAGTTCAGGCCGCTACCGGCCCGAAGATTCTCGGACCTGATGGGCAGCCGCTCTCATGAGCCGGCGCACTTTCCGCTATGACCGCGCGACCGACAGCTTCGTCGAGGTGATCCGTGAGCCAGAAACCGAAGCGCCCGCAGTACAGGGAGACATCGAGCCCTTCGTCTCGCCGATCGACCGATCAATCGTCGCTTCGCGTAGTCAGCTTCGCGACCACATGGGTGAGCATGGCGTGGTCCCGTTTGAAGCAACTCACCAAAAGGTCGTAGACCGCTACGCCGAGAAGCGCGAGCGCCAAGCGCTACGCGAAAGGATGTGGGAATACACCGACCGGGCGATTCGCACCGGAAAAGCGACATAAAGAGAGGAAAACATGGCCGAAAGAGACCCGGAATTTGATCCGACCGAAGTCGATGTCCTGCCGCCAGATGGCGAGACGACGGAACCGCCAAGCCTCGGGGAAACGCTCGAGTTAGAACTCGACAAGGCGACTGCGAAGGACGACGAGCGGCCGGATGCGAAACCGGGGCGCGATGCGCAAGGGCGTTTCCTCGCGAAAGAGGAACAATCCAAGGCGCCGGAGCCGGACGCGGCCGCCCGCGAACGGACGCAAACGGACGCAAACGGACGCGCGCAGCAGCAACCCGCCCCGAATTGGGACAACGCGCCCGCTTCATGGGAACCGAAGATGCGGGAAGCCTATGCGGCTATTCCGCAGGAAGCCCGCGCCTACATCCATGAGCGGGAATTGCAGCTTCAACAGGGTTTTCAGAGCATTGCGCAGCGGGCGCAGATCGCCCAGGCCGTTTTGAACGAGTTTGTTCCCTACGCGCAGCAGTTACAGGCCGAAGGGGCGACTCCGATTGCCGCAATCCGCTCGCTTCTCCGCACGGCGCACGATTTACGCACCGGTGGTCCGGAATATCGCAAATTGCTCATGCATTCCCTTGCGCAGCAATATGGCGTCGACCTTTCGCAGCCCATAAATGCCGATTTGGCCCGCGCGGAGGCCCAAAACGCCAATTTACTGAGCGAGCGCACCTATGGGACCGCCGCAGCGCAGTCGCAAGCGCTCGCGCAGACTCAAAACGACTTCGCCGCCTTCGCAAACGACCCGCAAAACGAGTTTTTCCCCCAGGTTCGCGGGATTATGGCCAGTTTGATCGAAAACGGCACTGCCCGCGACCTTCAGGAAGCCTATAACTACGCCGTAGGCATGCACCCGCAGATTCGCGAGGTTTTGATCGGTCGGGCGGTTGAGCAGAACGGCCAGCAGCAGCGACAGGCGAACGCGGCGAATGTTTCAGTCAAGGGGGCACCCAGCGGGGGCAAAGTTCGCCCTTCTGCCAGAAATGAGTCGCTTCGGGATGCTATTGCAAGGAATTTCGAGGAACTATCTTGACTGTCCCGAAAAGATAAAGCACTATCCGTTCCGTCATCCACGGAACCCGAACCCAAGCTATAGCGGGCCATCGAGTTCCAGCACCGGGAATGCCCGGCCAGCCTGTGGGGTGAGATCCGTTCACCAACATAGGAGCCGTTCACATGGCATTCGCCAACAGTGCTATCTCCGACGTCATCGCGACCACCATCCAGTCGCGTACCGGCGAAATCGCCGACAACGTCACCAAGAACAACGCAATTCTCGTCAAGATGAAGGAAGAAGGGAACATCAAGACCTTCTCCGGCGGTAACGTCATCTTGCAAGAGCTGTCGTTTCAGGCCAACGCCAACGCCGGATGGTACTCGGGCTATGAGGCCCTTCCCGTCGGCGCACAGGACGTTATCTCGGCAGCGCAATACGACATCAAGCAGGCGGCCTGCCCGATCACAATGTCCGGCCTTGAGATGCTGCAGAACTCGGGCAAAGAGGAAATCATCGACTTGATGGAGTCACGCATCAAGGTGGGCGAATCCTCGATGGCGAACCTGATTACCCAGGGCATCTATTCGGACGGTACGGCGAACGGCGGCAAGCAAATCGTGGGCCTCCTGACCGCGGTGTCGAAAACGCCGACCTCGGGCACGTATGGCGGCATCGACCGCAGCGCATGGTCGTTCTGGCAGAACCAGTACCAGATCACCTCCGGCGGTTCGGCGTCGAACATCCAGTCGCGCATGAATACGCTTTACGCGAAATGCGTCCGTGGCGCGGATCACCCCGACCTGATCATGGCCGACAACGGCTATTGGGC